GTTCAGGCACAGAAAATGATGAATACAGGAGGTTTGCGGTATGTAATTTCGTTTACCGCTCCCGAAACCATAGATAATTTCAAATACAGAATCTCTAAGTCATTCAAAAATATACCATATAGTGAAATTGCAGAATATGCATTCTCAGTGATGGAAAGTAAATCCAAATTTGTCAAAGAATCTTCAAAAAATTCAGATCATGTTATTATTCCGGGATGGACGCCGATTAAAACAATAAACTGGTGTGCGGCTAGAGCAATACAAACGTCTTCTCCAGTTAGTCAAAGTAATAGTACATTTCTTTTTTTTCAAAATTTGTATTACTCAGATGACCAATTTCAGACAGGAAAACCAACATTCAAATTTGTCAGTATTGACTCTCTTTTATCCAAAAATATCAAAAAGTACATTTACAATTTTCCAATTACACACCGGAAAACATATGATCCACTCCGGTATGTTGTCACAGAAACTTTTGAAGTGGTTCATTCATTTGATTTTCTTAAAAACATTCATCAAGGATTGTATGCAGGGAGCTATCTTGAACATGATTTGATTACTAAATCTTTTCGTAGAAATTCATTTGATTATCGTAAAAATTTCAACGAATTTGCTCACACAAATCAAGTTCCACATATTTCAGATGATAATGAATTGAACGAATACCGTGGTGTAAGTGTTTATCATACATCATTTGAAAATAAACAATTTTACACTAAGTTATTGAGATTACATCAGTTATTGATTCTTGATAATTATGTATTAAAAATGAGCATACCGGGAGATGCTTTTTTGTGTGCTGGAGATATTGTTCATTTTGCAATGCCAAATATCTCAAAAACGGATACTACAAAATTTGATCCGTTGTATTCCGGAAAATACTTGATTACTAGTATTTGTCATTCATTTTCTACTGAAGACTATAAAATGAATATTCAGTGTGCAAAAGAAACATTAAGGGGTACCCAAGACAATGAATAGTGGAATGAAAATGGGGTTTGATTCCTTTGTTTGGTTTGTTGGGGTAGTAGAAGACCGTCTTGATCCTAAAAAATTGGGACGGCTCAGGGTTAGAATTCTTGATGTTCATACTGCCGATAAAAACAAAATTCCAACTGAAGAATTACATTGGGCCTATCCTGTTATGCCATTAACTTCGGCTAGCATGAACGGAATTGGCGATACTCCAATCGGACCCGTTGAAGGAACTTGGGTATTTGGATTTTTCCGTGATTCTGAAAATTGTCAGGAAGCCATGATTTTAGGCACTTTAGTTGGAATTCCACAAGAATATCCTTATCCAAAATCCATTACTACAGGGTTTTTGGATGGAAGAAAAGATCTTCGTGCGCGGCCAAGAAAAATCAAAGAACGGATTTACAAAAATGACGGCACGGGAGTTGAATTAAAAGATGAAGAGATTTCTCAAGAAAGTGGACAATCATATCCACGCCGGGAACATCCATTGGGTTGTGTCATTAAAGAGCCTGATATCAATAGGTTAGCAAGAAATGAAAAAATCAATGACACAATTGTTGAAATAAAACGAAAAAATTTAGACACAAATATTCCAGTTGCCGATGGCACATTTTGGTCTGAACCACAAACTCCCTATGATTCTTCATATCCTTACAATAGAGTGATTGAAACAGAATCCGGTCATGTAATTGAACTAGACGACACAAAGGGAGGGGAGCGAATTCATTTCTGGCATCGGTCTGGAACGTTTACTGAAATATATCCTGATGGAATTAAAGTGGAAAAAATTGTAGGAAATGAATACAAAATTGTTCTTGAGGAAAAATATGAGCACATTCAAAATCGCTATAATTTGACAATTGACGGTCCGTTCAATGTATACGTTTCCAATAATTGTAATGTTATCGTCTTAGGAGACGCTAATATTCAAGTCAAAGGAAACATGATAACTAAAGTGCAAGGCAACTACACGTTAGATGCATCTGGTTCTGTTTCAATAAGATCAGGTTCAACTACAGTAATTGGTGCTGGCAATTCTGTTCAATTAAAAGGGTCAAGTGTAACATCTAATCCACCAATTTCTCAATCCAAAGAGTCTTTGAAAGCTTCTGGTCTTGGCGTGGTTATTCCAGCACCACCACAACCAACATCAGCAAGCGTTTCAATACCGGGAGAACAAAAGAAACGAGATTTTCCAAGAGAAGTTCCAGAATACAAAATTGAAAAGGAAAACTACGAATAAATAGAATAAGATGCCTAGATATCAAGACATAGATTTATCTTTTCAAAAAAATCCAATTACTCGTGATATATTTACACTTACAGATGCTGAAGCAGTAAGAAAAAGTGTCAAACATCTGGTTTTAACAAAATTCTTTGAACGCCGTTTGAATCCCTATATTGGATCAACCGTTTATATGCAACTCTTTGAAAATATTACACCTTATACATTAGCAAATCTTCGGCGTAGTATCATTGACGTTATAAATAATTTTGAACCAAGAGCGGAATTGTTATCTGTAAACATTAATCCAGATATAGATAATAATTACATTGAAGTGAATATCTCTTTTTATATCATTAATTTACCAGAAGTATATGACGTAAAAATTACAGTGGAAAGATTACGATAATGCCTGCACAAAAAATCATCGTTTCAGAACTCAATTTTTCAGAAATAAAAGAAAATATCAAGGCATTCATTGCAAATAACAGTCAGTTTACTGACTACAATTTTGAAGGTTCCGGGCTTAGCTTTTTACTTGATATTTTGGCATACAACACTTACTATAATGCTTTTTACTTGAATATGGCCATCAATGAGAATTTTCTTGATACCGCAGTTAAACGATCATCTGTTGTATCTATTGCCAAAAATTTAGGATATTTACCAAGAAGCAAAAAATCAGCTAGAGCGCTTATTTCGTTCTATATTAATGAACCTAATCCTGCATTGGCAAATGGAAATATTATCACATTAGAAAAAACAAACCGTTTTTTGGCAGAAGGCAATAATAAAACATTTACATTTTCTCCTATTGAACCAATTTCAGTTGTATCAGAAAATGGGAAGTATTTTTTCAATAATGTTGAACTAATTGAAGGTGTAGAAATTACTCAAACAATTCCGGTTTTGAATCCAAAAACCGACAAATACATTATTCCAAATTTCAACATTGACACCGATACAATTGAAGTTTATGAAAATATTACCGGAACATCTAATGAATTTGTCCCCTATGAATTGGTTAAAGATATCAAAATGCTAACTCCCGAAAGCCGGGTTTTCTATCTTTTTGAAACCACGTTCAAAACCTATGAAATTGTCTTTGGTGATGGAGTTCTTGGCAGACAGCCAACCCCCGGAAACAATATTCTTATTAAATACAAAACCAGTCTTGGCGAAGAAGGAAACGAAATTGAAAAATTTACATTATCTGGTCAAATTGATGGAAGATTTTCACATCAAGATTTAGTATTTACCGATATTACAAAATCCTTTGGCGGATCGCCAGAAGAAGATATAGAATCAATCAGATACAACACACTGGCTTCATTTAAAACACAAGATCGGGCTGTAACAGTTGAAGATTACAAATTTTTCCTTGAACGTGATTATCCATTGATTGATTCGTTTATTGTTTGGGGTGGGCAAGACAACAAGCCATTTCCACAGTATGGAAAAGTCTTTATTTCATTCAAACCAAAAGATGGATTTGTTTTAACAAACAAACAAAAACAGAAAATTCTGAATGACATTATCAAAAAGAAAAATGTCATTTCTATTATACCTGAAATTGTTGATCCAGACTATTTGTTTTTGATGGTTACAACTACTGTGAAATATTCTTCCAAATTGACACCATTATTTTCTGCTGAAATTGTCAATTTGATTCTGGATAGAATTCAAGAATATTCCAAGACATATTTGACAAAATTCAATCAGACATTCAATTACTCCAAATTTATCACATATTTGAATGAATCTAATCTAGCAATTATTGGAAATTTGACAAAAATCCGGCTTCGTAAAAATATTCCAGTAATTCTCAATAAAGCCATTAATTACAACGTCAATTTCCAAAACAAAATTCAACCGGGATCAATTCAAACATTGTATCCATTCAAATCGTCATCAGATGAAACATTGAATTTTACAACTTTGGATTTGTATATTGATGATGATTTCCAAGGCAATCTTCGTATTTACCGTATTGGCCCGCAAGGTGAGAAATTTGTTTTAAAGGAAAAAATCGGAACAGTCAACTACGAAACTGGATTTGTGCAATTATATAACCTGAATTTTTCTTCTACAACTAACACAGATTCTACAATTGATCTAATTTGCGAACCTAAAGAATTGGACATCAATTCAGAACAAAACACAATTATTACAATTGTAGATACAGATATCAAGATTTTAGCAAAGGAACAATAAGAAATGGAGAAATCCTATTTCGTTAACTCATTGATTCCATTATACTTACAAGAATCGTATCCGAAATTCGTGGAATTTCTCCGAACATACTATGATTATTTGGACCGTAAAAAAGGCCAACTTATTTGTATTTTAGTAAAAAATTCAGGCAAGAATTATAGTCAAACACCAACAATTTCGTTTTTCAGAAAAATTACCGATAAAAACAATAGCTTATATGGTCAGTATATTGCTGACGATAAAGGAGCAAAAGCATATCCATTTGTTGTTAATGGAAAAATTGAAAAAGTTGTTGTTACTGATTATGGTAAAAATTACACCAAAGAAGATGAACTAATTGCTGTTGTCAACGATACAACAGGCTCTGGAGCGGTTCTAGAACCAAAGATTCTTTACGATACAGATGGAATTACCAATTTAATTCAAGATGTTGTTTACAATAGAGATATTGATTTACAAAATGAGATTTTTTCAAATTTTTTGAAAAATGAATATATCCCAAAATTTCCACAATTATATACAGGTGAAGTTAGCGTAGATTTTAAGAAATTTGTCAAATTTATCCGTCAATTCTATAATGCAGCCGGAACAGAACCGTCCTATTCTTTTCTGTATAGAATTCTTTTCAATACCACAGTTGATTTTTACTATCCTAAAGTAGATATTTTGAAATGTTCAGATGGAAAATGGACAGAAGAAACGTATCTCAGATTTATTCCTGAACCCGAAACAAATCCGTTAAAATATACCGGAACAAAAATCATTACCGAAAATGGAGAAACTTGTATTTTAGAAGAAGTTGAGACTGATCCATTTGCACCGGGAGTATATCGCGCAATTATTACACAATTAAGCAACAATATGTATTCAAATGACAGAATTGGTGAAGATATCTATGTCTATAATTTTTCAAGAACTTTAACAGAAAAAATTGGTTCAATTTTTGGGTTTCAAAAAGAACCGGGACGATATTTGAATGATGATGGTCATCTATCTAGTTCAAAACGCATTCAAGATTCGTATTACTATCAAGAATTTTCATATGAATTACAATCAGATGTTTCTATCCGTAAATATTTGAATTTGCTTGAAGAACTTATCCATCCCGCTGGATTGAAGTATTTTTTCAAAATTAATACTATAAATGATGCTTCAATTTGGTCAAAATTCAATACACAATCGTTTTCTGATATTTTAGAAAAAGCAGATTTATATTTAGAAAGTGAAAATACAACCCAATATCCATTTACAACATACAATCATTTTTTGAATAAACCAACAAGAATTGATGAAATATTTATTGATTATACTTTTCCGATTACATTTAATGATTTAACTCCAAAAACGGAAATTCAAATATACAATTTTTCAGTATTTTTACCACCAAATAACACAAATTTAATTGGATTAGTTGCAAAAATTGAAACAAACGGAACGGTTTTTACTAGAAAAATTGTTTCTTATAATCCTACAACAAAAACAATAACACTCAATTCATCTTTTACACCAACAACATTAAATGCTAGAATCAGAATTCTAAGTGGATTTATTTCACAAAATATTAACAATGCTACAAAAATACTACAACTTAGCGATGATGATCCATATGCTATTTCTGTTGTAGATAATACATCAGAATCACGATACATGATTGGTTGGTCTTTATTTGTTTTATACGAAGACGATACAACAGAAATGAGAAAAATAACCAGCTATAATGGAACAAATTCTCCTAAAATTTTAACATACAATATTAGTTTATCGCAAACACCAAACGAAAACACTATTTACCTGATTATTCCCGATTTAAATGGACAAATGTATTATGGAAAAAGATTGACCGAAATTATTGTAGAAAATGGAGGAAATTATTATGTGAATCCAACAATTACAATTGATCCATCCCCAAACGGAACTGTAGTTACTGCAACTCCAACTGTAGTTAATGGAAAAATTACTAATATAACTATATCAAATACAAATACTTATTTCTTATGGATTCCAAAAATAAAAATAACAGATGTTTCAGGAATTGGAGCAATTGTAAATCCAATTTTTGAACAAAACAACGAACCAATGAACCCAATTTATGACTATTCTCCGTATAGCTGTGAAGTTCTAAACTTAAATCAAAATATTTCAGAAATCTTTCCAACAGCAAAAGCCTATGTTGTATTAGATAATTTTGGGAATGCTCAAAATATTGTTTTAACATCTGAAGGAAACGGATATGTTTCTACACCAAAAATCAGATTTTATGGTGGAGAAGGAAAAAATCTAGATGCCATTGTTACTACTTTTAATAAAAAAGTTGTTAGTTTTATAATCAAAAATTTTGGTCAAAATTACAAATACCCACCATTTACTATTATTGATGATCCATTTTGGACAAAAAATGAAATTGTTAAAATTGATAATTTTTATGCTAAAGTCATTGATTTTAATTTAGAACAAAATGAAATGACTATTAAATTTCTTCCATACCCAGAAACTTATATGAATCATTCTCAAAATTTGAATTATGAGTTGTTCAATTTTAACATAAATACTACTGTAATAAAACAAAGAATTCCGACAAAATTTTTTCCAACAAAAGGAACATTTGAATGTGAAATTGAAATTATTCAATAAATAAAGAGGAAATATGTCAGCCATTATTACCAACAATCTCAGATTTTCTGCTATTAATAATTTCAAAGATGATGTTGTAAATGAATCTGTATATTTTTGTTTTTCTAACCCTAAAGATTGGACTAATCCAAACATTCCTGAAGAACCATTTGATAATTATACTCTAAAAACGGATGTTTTTTCCGATGCTCTTTATTTGAAAAAAATTTCTGAAATTAATGTAACAAATGTTATTCCTTATTATCGCTGGATTCCTAATGTCAGATATCAGCAATATTCAGATACAGAAGACATTAAAATTTTAACTTCAATTAAATCTTTTATTCCTGCAACTGCTGTTGCTACCATTCAAAGCGGAATTGTAACCAGCGTTCAAATGACTAATTTTGGTTCTGGTTATTCTTCTGCTCCAAATGTTTCTTTAGTCGGTGGTGGTGGAACTGGAGCTACGGCTGTTGCTATTGTTTCTGGAGGAATTGTTTCTTCAATTGTTGTTACAAATGGCGGACAAAACTATACTTCAAGTCCAACAGTTGTTATTGACCCACCAACAAATATTAGCAATCAACCTTATGATCTTCGTCCATTTTATGTTATTACTGACGAATTAAATGTTTATAAGTGCTTGAATAACAACAATTCAGCTTTGTCTACACAAAAACCAATTCATACAACTACAAATGAAGGTGACACAGGCACAACATATTCAGATGGTTATGTTTGGAAATTTATGTATTCTATTTCAAAATTAGAAGCTGAAAGATTTTTGACCCCAAATTGGGTTCCAGTCAAAACACTCAATTTCAATGACAATTCATTACAATGGGATGTTCAAACAGATCCAACTGCAATCAAACACGGTAAAGATCCAGTCAAAGAATTAGGTGCAACTAATTTGATGGTAAAGGTCAGAGTCAATGGCAGTGAAGGCGGCCAAATTGTTGATACCAATGAATATAGACAAATTTCTTTGGTAAAAAATCCAATTGCAAGAGGGTCTGTTTATACCCCACAATCTGCTACTAATAACACCATTATATTGAATAGTTTACATAATATCTCTGATGTAAATGCAAAATATTATCCATCTGTAGGGAAAAAGATCATGATTGTAGAAGGGATTGGTCAGGGTCAAATTCGTAAAATTCAAGCATTTAACCCTGTTACAAGAGAAGTAACTTTAACTGAAAATTGGAATGTTATTCCTACAACTACATCAAAATATGGAATTATCTTGCAAAATGAAATCTTGAATCAATGTCTCATTTTACAGTTAGGCACTGTAAACAATGGCCCATTTATTGAAGATGAACAGGTAACACAAATTTCTACTGGTGCTACTGGAACAATTGTTAAATTTGATTCTATTGAAAACAAACTATATATTACAAACATAACTGGAAATTTCAATGGAACTTCACAAATTACATCCGGTTCTGTTACTGCAACTGTAATTGGAAAAATTGATCCAGATGTTGATGTTACGAACATAAATAAGTATTTGGTAAATGTTTTGTATGTGGAAAATAGAAAGCCAATTGCAAGATTTCAAGATCAAATAGAAGACATCAAGTTGGTAATTGTTTTCTAAAGGAGAAATATGTCAATAATTAAAGAACTAAATTCTGCTCCATATTTTGATGATTATTCACCCGAACAGAAAGATTTTCTGCGCATTCTTTTCCGTCCGGGTTACGCAGTTCAAGTCCGTGAATTAAACCAACTTCAAAGTATTTTACAACAACAAATTGAACGTTTTGGTAATCACATTTTCGCTAATGGGGCACTTATTATTGGTGGCCAAACCACCATTGATACAAAAACCGCCCGGTTTTTGAAAATTCAAGATAACAAACCAAATACAACTAATCCTATCATTTTAGCTGAATTTCTTGGAAAAATTGTCAGAGGTCAAACCAACGGGGCTTTAGCATTAGTTACAGTTGTTGAAGAGAAAGAAGGAAGTGACCCTCATACTCTAATTGTGAAAATGTTGAATGGAAATCAATTTACTCAAAATGAAATTTTGGATATTGTTGAATATAATACTTCAGGTAATTTGATTACTCTTCAAACTGGAGCAGGACAAATCATCAATTTTGCTAATTTCTATGGTAATTCTTCTACGGTTTCTATTTCAAATGGTATTTTTTTCAACCGTGGAATGTTTGTCATTTGTCCAGAACAAACTGCAACTTTGGAAAAATATTCAGACACTCCAACAAAAAAAGTTGGTTTAGTTTCAACAATTCAATTTGTTACATCAGATGATGATAATACTTTGCTTGATAATGCCAATGGAAGCTACAACTATGCAGCTCCGGGCGCACATCGTTTGAAGGTTAATTTGAAACTTACCGCAAAAGATTTGAATTATACTGATGATTTGGACAAATTTATTGAATTGCTTGAAGTTAAAAATGGTCAGATTTATCGCCAAGTTTCAAAAACAAAATATTCAGAATTAGGCAAAACACTTGCCCGCCGAACTTTTGACGAATCTGGTGATTACACAGTTCGTCCATTTTTGTTGAGTCTTCAACCCCATCCAACAGATTCAAATAAATTGCAAGCCGCACTTTCACCCGGAAAAGCCTATGTAAAAGGATTTGAATTTGAAACGATTGCAACTGAATATCTTGATATTGATAGAGCCAGAGATACAGAAACCTATTTGAATTTTGACATTTATGGAAACTATGATAATTACATGATCGTTGAAATTACCCGTGGTTTACCAAATATTAACTCCTTTGATTTGTTATACTTATATAATAATTCTAACGTTGGAATCGGTACAGCCAGAATCCGTTCAATCAAACTACATAACTCAATGTCAACACCACCACAATATAAAGTATATCTTTTTGACATCAACATTACATCTGGTACATATACCGCAATCAAATACTTTTCTTCTTCTGCAACATGGTCTCCAACAGCGAATATTCTATTGACTGTTCCAACTGCGGAAGTTGGGAAATTATACAATGTTTCGTTGCAAAAGCTAATCTTCCCAACAGGTTACGCAAAAATCAAAACAGCAACTGAGTTTCAATTTGAATATAAACAATTATTTACAAACGTATCCGTTTCGGGAAATTCATGTACAATTACAACCCCAAAGACAAATGGAACAGAACGTTTTGGGCCAAATGGATATCTTTACAATTCAAATGATTCTGCAAAATTTGAAAGATTCGTTGTTGTCAAAGCAGATCGGACTTTAGTTCCATTATCAGATTATACAGTACAATTAGATTCTCCCGGTGGTACTTCTCCACAAACAGCAACTTTCACATTCTCTACTTCTCCGGGTGCTACTGTAGATATCATTGCTACAGTTATCAACAATAACGCTGTTCCAAACTCAAAATTGCGGGTAAAAGTTGAAACATCAACTGGATTTGTTTCACAAAATGCAACAAATACTAACGTAATTACCCTTGATCCAAAAGAAACTTCTGTAGATGATTTTTACCGTGGTGGTAAAATTGAATTGACAACAAACGGAATCCGCGAAATTGTTGATATTGTTGATGTTGTTGGTGCATACAATGGAACGACAAAACAGCTTACATTATCATCAAATGTGACGGTAACTACTGGAACCAGTTATATGATTTGTCCAAAATTTGCAGATGATACTTCAAATTTAGCTAAAGGAATTCTATTCTTTTCTGCTTCAACAAATTATTCACAACCCCTAAATCTGCAAGTTGTTGATGCTATTAGAGTTATCAAAGTTATTAACAAAACTACAGGTAATATTACAATGGATGATTGGTTTGATCCATCAAAAGATATTACTTACAAATTCAAATTAAATCCAAACCAAACTTTGACTCATTATGACATTTCAAAATTAGAAGTAAAACCAGAATTTGCTGGAACAATTTCTGGCAAAACAATGGTCTTTTTTGAATATTTCAATCATGTCATCAATGATGGTTTCTTCTGTATCAGTTCATATCCAAACAGCGATGAAATCTATTCTTTCCAACTTGAAGACGGATCTGTTGATTTGAAAAATTGTATTGATTTCAGACCCTCAAAAAATACAAGTTCTCCAAATAACTTTTTACCCGGAAAATTGATTGTTCCGAATACATCCCTGGATTTTGACGTTGAGTATTATTTGGGTAGAATTGACAAAATTATTTGTACCGCTGATGGAAGATTTTCTATTCTAAAGGGTAATAGTTCTTTATATCCAAAACCGCCAAAAGATGCTGATGATGGCATGACAATTTATGTTCTTACTTTGAATCCATATACATACTCAAAAGATGACGTAATTGTACAATATGTTGAAAATAAACGATATACAATGCGGGATATAGGTAAACTTGAACGCCGAATTGAAAACATTGAATACTATACATCTTTGTCATTACTAGAGTCTTCTACAGCCACATTTGATGTAAAAGACCAAAATGGAAATTTACGTTACAAGAATGGATTTCTAGTAGATTCCTTTGTTGGTCATAATATTGGTGATGTATTCAATCCAGATTACCGTTGTTCTATTGATCCAAAAGCAGGAGAATTACGTCCATCATTTAAGCAAAAATCGTTTGGATTGTTCTACCAATCTGGGTCAAATGTAACAGTAAATAATAAACTTGCAACATTGAACTATACGACAACTCCCATTATTTCACAGCCTCTTGCAAGCCGTTTTGTTAATGCAAATCCTTATGCTGTATTTACTTGGCGTGGTGTAATGTCTATTACTCCATCTAGTGATTTTTGGAAAGATACTTCATTCCGACCAGCCAATATTATCAATTTAACAGGTCAATTAGATAACGTACAATTCAGCAATCAGCCTTTTGAAAGCACATTT